GACCAGGAATGGCTGGCACGACTGAATAGAACCGGCACGGCGCCGGAATCATAAATAAGGCTTCCGTCGGCGGCCCACATTCGCAGACCGTAAGTATCGGTACTTTTTGACGCAAACACGGCGGCGAACCACTTTCCATTCGGCCGCATATCTGTTTGTAGTGAGACTATCTGGAATCCCGTCCAGGCTCCAGCGGAGCCCAGTATGGTCATACTCGTATAAAGGTCGCCCGGATTCGACTCGCTGTTCCTTAGGAAAATGCAGGGAGGCTCTAGAGTAGTTATCGCTGCCGGGAAATAAACGTTAATGGCGTACGCTGTAGCGGCGTACACGCCGCTATAAATAACGCACAGTCTAGGCGTCTCGGAATCTATCTGCACGAAGCCGCTGTCGTTTATAGCTTTGAGGCCGTAACTCAATTTTTATACCTCATTACAAGCAGTCTAAACTTCATAAGACTTCTCCAGTTTCCCGGCTCCCCCGGATTCTTGCCTCTAATTGTGACGACTCCAGGCGCTACGGACATATAGGGAAGCGCGCTCGACGAGTTCTCACCTGCTGCCGGTTCCGTGGGTAGAATTACGGCGACACAAGTATCTGCGCTAAACCCAGGTATGTTAACGGTTATAACGAGAATAGAGGTCAAATCATAAAGCGCATTATGAACTACCTGATAAGTAAAACTATCTGTATCCATCTGGATGGCGCTGTTCGCCCCCCATACTCGAACACCAAAACTCATTAGGAAAGCCTCCCCGCCATAAGCCTGAGGACCTCATTCAAATCGAACACAGCCAGGCCGTCGTTGTTCAGCACGGAAGATCCGCCAGTGCCAGCACTACGAACAGTAAACGTACCTGCCGGTATGTTGATTTCGAGAAGTGGCCGGCCTTTTGAGTCGACAGCAGGCGATCGCAGCACCATGCCCAGAATGATTTCCTGAACAAACGCCTTGCTGATGATCGCCGTGTTGAACACCGCCTGACCGTTCTCGATGACAAACATCGGGACAACCTTGCCGTCGATCTCGTTAACGACAGCCATCCGTTGAGCCATGATCAGGAACTCTGATTGCTCGCCGTTGGTGCCGAAGGCAAGGCCTGTGGTGACTTTTCGCCCATCTACGATTGTTTGAGCCTTCAGGGTGACCTGAGACGATACCCTCCCGTCGAGCCCAACGAGGGTTTGGCTGACCTGCTGCACTGACGCGCTGGTTTGGCCGATGCTGGATTGCAGTGTTTCGGACGTCTTGGCCTGCGCTTCGTTGGCCGTCGCCTGCACCCTCTTCTCAGCAACGAATGTGGCCGTGGAATCCCACGCCTTGACAGCGCTGGCCAGCTCGCCGGCGCCGTCGTCACCGCGCACCGAGGCGCGCAGCGTGTCATTGCTCGACGCCATTGAGGTGATCTTGCCGTCCAGGTTGATGACCTTTGTATCGAGCCCCGAGATTGCAATGCCCTGCCCAGTAATTACCTGAGTCTGGCCCGCGATGGTGCCTCCTTGCGCATCAACCTTATCCGCAGTGGTCTTGAGGTCGCTCTTGAGCTGCGTCACCTGAGTAGCCTCCTTGCGCATCAACCTTATCCGCAGTGGTCTTGAGGTCGCTCTTGAGCTGCGTCACCTGAGTCGCCGCTGTCTCTCGGTTGGTTGCCACCACCTGCTCCAAAACAGTCAGCGACGACCTGTTGTCACCAATCTGAGCGCCGAGCGTTAGGAGCTGTTGAGCCGTGGCGAGAGTTTCAGACGCCCGCGTTTTGCGCTCAACCGCCAGATCGGCCGTGGAGTTCCAACCCTTCACCGCATCGGCCAGGTCGCCAGCAGCTCAACCGCCAGATCGGCCGTGGAGTTCCAACCCTTCACCGCATCGGCCAGGTCGCCAGCGCCATCATCACCGCGAGCAGCAGAGCGCAGTGCCTCAACAGACGATGCTGTCGAAACAACCTTGCCGTTGATTTCCTCGATCTTGGTTTCGATGATCCGCACTTGGGAAGCCAGCGCGTTTGCCGTTTCCAAGATGGTTCCGATGTCGGTCCAGTAGGCGGCGTCAGGCGGCGTGGCACCGGCGGGCACCGTTCCTTAGATACAAGCGTTGATCCAGGCGAACGATGTCACCCTTCGCATAAGCCTTAGCAGGGTCGTATGCCAAGGCATCACTCACCTGCTTGATCAGGTCCTCCAGTTCCTGCTTGGCCTCCTCCAGGCGATCATTTACAGAGCCCGGGCCGTCGCCGGAAATCAGCTCGATCTCTTCGCGCAGGCTCTGATACAGCGCGCCCTTGCCGATCTTGTCGGCGAAGTGCTTCTCGTACTCGCTCTGGTCCGAACTGGCTTGGCCGTTGACCGCGCCAGGCACAGGGAAGAACGGGCCGATGTTCCCGGTGCGGTCCACGAGGCGCGCCCAAAAGAACAGGCTCGCCCCGGCCAGCAGCGCATGCATCTCGTGCTTGGCCTGTGGGTAGCTGAAGTCGCTCAGCTTGATCGCAGTAATGAGGTCGGCAGACTGGCTATACCAGATCTCCGTGCACTGGGTGTCCTCGGCGCCCGGCGGGAATCCCCATTGAATGCCAATGCCATAGATCAAGCTGGTGGTTGTCAAAAACGAAACCGCCGGCGGCAAGCCGACCTTACCTTCCAGATTGGTCAGGCTTGAACTTTTCCAGATGGAAGATATTTCAAAGGCGCTTACCGATCTGACCCGGGCCAGATAGGCACCCGAATAAATTCCGGTGACATCGACGCTGGTAGAGCCCGTGCGTTGCACCTTGATCCAGTTACCGCTGTCCTTGCGCCACTCCACGTCATAGGCGATCGCGCCGCTCACGGCGGGCCACGAAATGTTCATGGTGCTGATGGCAATGCCCTGATTCACGGCGTAGCTCGACGTCAGCGTAACGCTTGCCGGTGCTGGAACGACCGTTATCGGGATAACACTGATCGGCCGCTCCTCCAGGCGCGCGCCGGTATCGATGTGTGCAAACTTGCTCGGGTCGTACTGAACAGCCGAGATCTCGAATACGCCAGGCTCCGGACGCGCCACGCTCACCACGCGGTAAAGCGGGATGGCCAGATCGTCAGCATCGAGCGCCCACACCAGTTCCGGTTCGGGCGCCACCGAATAAGCGACTGTGACCGTCACCTGCCGGCCACTGACCAGTTGCACGGTGCGCCCCTCGCACTTGCCGTCGGGCAGATTGAGAATCAGGCGGTCGCCGGGCTTGGCCTGGGTGTCACGGTCCAGGGTGATGACTTTTCCACTTACCGCCGAAATGCGACCGCCCACAGGCCGCCCAGCGAGCAGTTCGTCGGCGATAGGGATCACGTAGCCTGGCAACGGGATGCGTCCGTCCAGCCCAACCTTAAATGTCACCGCCCGGTCCTTGGAGTTTGTGAGCAGCGCCCATTTGCCCCGGCGCTGAGCCTCGGATTCTCGGGTGCAGCCGATAGCGCTGATCTCGAGTGGGTTATCGCCATATCGGCGCTGCAACTTCTGGTCTGTCACCGCCGTGACGTCGGTGTCGTAGTTGTTCAGCGGGTTGTCGTAGCTGACCAGTGCGCGCGTATAGCGGGTGCGCTCCGATGCGCTCGAGTAGGTGAACGGCTGCTTTCCTTCCTTGATCACATTCGCCCCGGTGTAAGCGAAGTCGAAGTCGGTGGCGCGCGGCATGTCCGAGAGAGTGAAGACCTGGCCTTGAGCCCAGTAAGTCATGCCTCGGTAGATCGCCGAGATGTCACGCAACAGAGACCAAGCGTCAGCCTTGCTTTGCAGGTTCAGGTTGCAGATGAAGCGCGGCTCTTGCCCCCCCTTCCCGTCCGGCACCATCTGGTCGCAGTACTGCGAGATCCGGTAGAGCTCCCACTTGTCCACCATCCACTGTTTGATGCGCCGGCCGAGGCCGAAACGGTCGTTTGTGGTGATGCCAAGCGTTGCCCACGTTGGGTTGTTGGTATACGCCTCTTTGAAGGTGCCATCCCATACGCTGGTGTAAGTGCGAGAGGACGGATCGTAGTTGCTCGGCACCAACCATTTGCGCCCCTTGCAACCGACTGTCACGGCGGGAATGCTGCGGAATTGCTCTGCTGAAAATTCGATGTATAGCAAAGCGGTGTTCGGGTAACGGATCTTGGCGTCGATGACTTCCGAGAAACCAGCAATCTGCATCGTGTCGGAGATTTTGTTGTTGTTCTGGTTGATCGTCAGTCGCGTGATGCGCATCAACCAACCGGTGGTTGCCTTGGGCAGGTCGATACGACGGGTGCGCTCGTACACTGTCGTGGTCTTGCCATCGACAGCCTCACTCAGCACTTGCTGGTAGGCGCCACCGTCAGTGGCTACCTCGACCGTGTATTCGATTCGGTAGCCATTGATATTGCCACTGGCGTCGACCGACTGGAGCGCCGGCCAAGCAAAACGTACACGTACAGCGGAAAGCTGTGTGTTGTTAAACGCCCGCACCCACGGAGTTCCACTGCGAAGGTCAGTGCCGATCGTGGTTTCGTTATCGACCGACGGGATGCCCTGGATATGAGGCTGGTCGACAGCCCCGGTGCGCCACTCCCACTTCACGTTCGGGAAGTTCATATTGCCTTGCGGGTCTTGCAGCGGCGTGTTGTCGAGATAGATGTCGCGCGCGCTCGGCGTGCCTTCAAACTCGCCCTCACCGATAGCTATGAGCATCTTGGCAATTGCGACTGAGCGCAGACTGTCCGGGGCTTCGGTTGGATTCTTTGGCTTTTCGGAACCGCCCTTGGCGCCGTAGACATCGATCTTGTGTGCTGCGCCCATGCTTTTCTCCAGGCAATAAAAAGCCGCCTCGTGGGTGGCTGCTGTGATTCTGGTTTCGATTACATCTGATCTTCGGCGTAGATGGCGGCACTAATGATTGCGCCACCCCACCGACGCTCCCCGATGCACAGCGGTACTGGGTTGCCGGATGCAGTCGTGTTCTTGGCGCTGCCGAAGGCGTAGCCGGGCGTGTTCTCCGGCGCAGCGCTGGTCTTGAGCCCGCCTGCCTGAGGGCTGAGCATCTGAATTATGCCGCCCGCGACGAGCCCGATCCCCGCCTGAACCACCAAAGGCTGTCCAAAGTAAGTGCCAGCCACGATGAGCACTGCTCCGATAATGGTCTGCAGAATACCTGCCCGCTTACTGCCGGTGATGACGGGAACGATTCGGATAATTCCCCTACCCTGAAATCCAAGCTCGCCCTCGCTGATATTTCTCTTCCCGCGAAAAACAGCGAACTCAAGCCCCCTCTCTTTCGCGGAACTGATAAAACGCTCAAGCTCAGGGATCTGGCTGCACAAAGCCTTCACTGCTTCCGCTGGACTGTTCACAGCGAGCCTGTATTCTCGGCCAAACTGGCGGAGTGAGCCGCCTAGTCGAACGGTTTCGAGGGGTGAATAAACGATTGCGGACATATTTTCTCCAGGCAACAAAAAACCGCCCGTAGGCGGCTTTGAGAGGAATAACTTTTAAAACGCGGTCGGCGATAAATCCAAGCTCATCGCCGAATCTATGGAAATCCGATACCTCTTGGTGGAGCCCGTGGGGATAGACACCTCTCGTTCTTTCAATCCCGAACCGCAGGATGAGGCGGAAATCATATGCTCACCAGGTGTCAGATGGAAATTGGCAGTTTCGCCAGACCCGATCGCCGCAGCGCGCGTTCCGTCGATACTGATATTTGTATTGCACGCACTGCCAACGAACCCTTTATCCCGGGTCACAATGAGCGAAGACTTTCCCTCCAAGGGTGCTTGGAAAGCAAATACTCTTGAGCCTGGTACTGGGTCGGCATTCTCTGCTGGCAGGGGCGAAGTTGCACAACCCGCCAGCACCATCATCGCTACCGCCGCTATCAAAATCCGCATGTCGTTCCCTCTTTGATTTGTCGTGACTGCACTGCTATGCAGCTCGCCACCGTAATTATCGCTGATTAATTTCGATTTTTTGCGTCGGATCGGGGCTATATCGTTGGCGCTTCAACTGCGGGTCGCCCTTGGCCATACAGAAGAAATAAATCTCCGCCTCACCGCAGCCGCCGTGCAACGCACACTCACTAGCCTGCATATGATCAAGGAGGATTTCCCGGCCCTGTGATTCGCAGAAAGTGTTTGCCTCTTTCAGCGCCTGACCTTTCGCGGATGCTGGCCCACCGAACGGAACCCGTGTTGAAATTGTGTAAGTGTCCGGTCCGACCTTGATCGGCCCGCTGTCGGTACAACCGGCAAGCAATGCCGCTGTAAAAGCTGCCGCCCAAATTTTCATCGACGCCCCTCCACTGGAATCGGCACTGTACATCGGACCTGTCCAGGCATCCAGCATGGATGGAATGCCAGTGGCGTAGCGCCAGCGTACAGGAGTAGTTTCTTCCTTCGTCAAATCAAGGATCAGCCATGCTAATCAAAAGTCTCTCTAAAAACTTGCCGCCAGATCCTGACAACAAAGGCTGTGTCCTGGGTTGGGCTGTACTGAGAGAGCGCCCTGCCGTTTGGCACCTGATTGACGTGTATGCGAGCAAACACATAGCTGACGCTGCAGCATCCCACCTCACCAATGAATACGCCGTGAGATATGGCTCTTATAGGCTGGGCAAGGATGACTTCAGCGGACTGACGCCGCCTGCCTAACCTCAGCTTTCTCAAAAAGAACTCGACCCGGCCCAGAAGCAACAATGGCCGTAAGCCCAGGCTTGCCAGTGTAGGCGCGGGCGTAGCCATCTTTGCTCTGGCACTTGCCTGAAAACTTCACCCGATCAATCTCGACACCGCCATACAGAATGGCGACCTCGTTTTCAGCTCCAAAGATACCGGCATCGGTGATGATGAAGAGGTCGTAAATGGTCAGCATGTAGGTTTGGCTTGGCGGCATGCGGCCCTCCTTCTGCCTTGCGGGCAGCGAAAAATGAATTTAAGGATTTAACTGCTCTACGCCTGAAATCTCTAGGTTCGGAGTTGCGCCAGTCTCGGCGCGTATAAAGCAAGGAAAACAACAATGCTGCTAGGTAAAATTCAATTCCCCTATGTTCTCTTATCATCGAATTTAAATCTTTCCAGCAGATGCCATGAATTCGCGCTAGGTGGAGTTGAGACCGGTCTAGGGGTTAGCACTTTTCGCTCGGAGAGTGACCTCGCAACGATATTTGAATCGCTGTGCACGGTTTCAACCGATTTTTCTTTGATACAGACAGAGGGCGTAAAATACTCGGGCGACAGACGCTTCTCGAGAATATTCGGGCATATCACATAGGTCAGGAGAAGCAGCCAATCCAGCCCAGTTCCCCGTGATCGATTGCGATAGTTACCCCTCTTTCATACGCTATGGGCCGCTGGGAACATCTTCAGCGTCTCACTCGTAAGCTTCGAAAGATTTCAGCTCTCTACGCAGAGTTTGTGCCTCAGGATCAAGCGAGTTCGGTCATGCCATGGGCCGCCGTATACGATGATCTCAGAAGGCCTACCGTAAAGGTGGTGCAGCAGGAACGGGCCGGTGCCGAACGCGCCCGACTCTTCTCCTGGTAGCGCCGGGTCAGCGCCCAAGTAGATCCCGGCATGGTTAGGGTGAACTGTACGCCCGACGTGCATGACGATCATGTCGCCACGCTGTGGGCGGTCGACACGCACGAAACCTGCAGCCTCGTAATTTGCCTCGTACAGGCTTGCGTTCTCCGCATTCTCCCACCAGCCGTCAGCGCGCTGGAAGGCTTCAAACTCCAGTCCCCACTCACGCTGATACCAATCGGCGCAAACCTGCCAGCAATCCCAGGCGCCGTGTACAAACGGGCGCTTGAGCAGCGGCGTGCTGCCGGTTGGCGTGATGGTGCGCAAATCCCCCTCAGGCCACGACAAGATATGCCAGGGCAAGGCCGTCGCCTCGCACATGGCCAGGTCGTGCGGCGACGGCCTGCTGGTGGCATCAGGATGCGAGTGAACGATGCCGATCACCTCGCCCAAGTCTTCCCCCGCCGCGTAATCCTCTGGATCAACCCTGAACTCTTCGTTTGGCTCCGGGGCGATGTTCCGGCACGGGAAGTACTTCTGCGCGCGCCCGACGGCCAACAGCAAACCACAGCACTCCTTAGGGTACTCGGCAGCAGCGTGCGCTTGGATGGCCGCAATGATGTGCTTGCGCATGGTCAGCTCCGGGCGATAAGGGAAACGGCAGGGAATCCGCCGAAGGAAAGCTCTTCGTTCTCGCCAAAGCGCAACTTGCAGGACGACAGGCAGCCCTTGCACTGGTCGAGCGTTGGGTCATCCGTGGGGTTGTCTTCGTCGTCGAACATGGCCGCGCCGGTGTAGCCACAGTCAGGCCCACGGTAGCCATTGGTCATGGCCCAATGGCAGAAGGTCGTCATTTGCCGACCGGGCAGCCCGTGGTTGTCGATCTCGCCGGGGGAAGAAAGCTCCCAGACCACGGCCTCGCCGTCCTCGCTGGTTTTCTGGTCGATGTACCAGATTTCCAGCGCCTCCTGTGTTGGGTCAGCAGTTGGGTTGCCATCGGGGAAGTTGGCCGCATCCAGATACTGTGCCAGGGTCTCGCGCACCGTCAGTTTGAACTTCAGCATGTCCTCGAAGGCCAGGCACAGTGCCGTAACGCGCCCGTTGATGTTGCCGGCGGCGAAGGTAGGCCGGGAGGCGCTACCGTCGCTGCTCGAGGAAATACCCTCAATTTGCACCGGCCACGCTGCGTACTCCTCGCCCTGCCACCAGATCGACTTCGCCGGTAGGTCTTCTTCCGAATGCTCGTAGGCCAGCAGTTCATCCGGCGTATGCGGAATAGCGTGACCGTGGAAGCGCAAGTAATCGGCGCCGTACTCGGTCCCGTCAATTTCGAACAGGCGAATTTCGCCGCCGGGCTCCAGCTTCTGGATGTCCGTTATCAGTGACATGCGCGGTTATCTCAGGGGTGAAAGGTTTGTTGGAATGTTGCTGTGATGGCGTAGACCTGGCCACCTCGGTGAACTGGCTTGTAGCCGTTGCACTTGTATAAGCCGAGATCGCCCAGCGGCGGCTCCCACAGGAAACCCTTTGAGCCTTTATGCCGATCGAGGAACACCATTATTTCCTTGATGCGGGGCTTCATGCCGGTGAACGTGACCGGCCAAGATTGGGCTCGGCTATTGATCCCATCCTCGACCGACTGCTCGTAGCCGTCGCCGAACTGCTTGGAGCGAACGCGCTGGGTGATTTCCCCTTCCGCGCCCTTTTCCGTTGCCCAGGTGAATCGCTCAATTGCCATAAATCATCCTTTCACGTTTCGGCTGCTCACGCCGCCTTGGCGCCAAGACTTGGCGATCTCTTCTTTCGCAACGGTGCGCATGCGCTCCTGCATGTTTCGCTGGAACAGTTCGGTATCGAGTTCGTCGCCTTCCGACTTGCCCGACTCTTCATCTGTCATGACCATGATCGGCATTGAAAGACTGACGGAGGTGCCGCCGCCACCGCCAACCGACATAACGCCCAGCTTGCCGTTGGCCGTGCGCGTCAGAGGCATGATCGCCTCGTCTCCAGCCTCGCCCATGACACCGGTTTTGCCGTTGGCCATGCCGAACGCAGTGGGTTTACTTACGACCGAGTTAGTGAAGGCGCCCCCGTCGGCGAACATCTGCACGCCTTTGGACCAGGCACCGCCATCAGCCTGGAGGTAAGTCGACGAGTAACCCGCTTGGGAGGCGCCGAGGTTCGATGAGACTGCGCCGGCTGATCCCGCAGACAATCCATTGCCCGCGCCCGCAGCAGCGCTTCCACCGAAATAGGTGGCCGTTGCGCTGACCAGGCTACTTAGCAGTGCCGAACTGGCCTGCCGAGTGGCTATACGCGCCATATCCGCCAAGATCGACTTAGCGAAATCCGAGAACGACGCTTTGCTGGTCATTGCGAAGTTGACGACCGCATCCTCCATGCTGCTGAAGGCATTGCCGAAAAGGCTTTTTGTCTGCCCGGCGATGTTGCGAGCCGAATCAAGGTAGTTTTCCCAAGCTGCTGAGGCGCCCTTCGTCCAATCGCCCTGAGCGGCTTCAACGTCCGCATAGTTCTGCCGGATCTGGTCGGTAGCGTTTTTGTTCGCGTCTGCGAGCGCCTGAGATTTGCGCTTGAATTCCTCCTCCGACATATTTCGCGACGGGTCGGACTTTTGATTCGCCAGTTCCAGCGCCTGCTGAGCAAACCGGTCTTGCTGGCTATTCAGCTCGCCGTTGAGTGCGTTCTGGCGGTCACCCTGGGCCACGCCGAGTACTGCGCGCTGCCCGGCAAGCTCCAGAGCTCGCTGCTGCTGCCCAAGTGCCTGAACGTACGAAGCGATTGACCGCTCTTGTTTGGCCAGGCGCCCAGTCTCGCTCGTCGCCAGCACTTCAAGCTGGCTATCCGCATCCTTTTGGGCCTTCACCATACCGGCGTGTGCGTCGGCGATCTTCTGGTCAAGCTGGATGCTTTGGGCGGCAGTGGTTGTTTTTTTGCCTTGGGCAGCTTCAAGAGCGGAGATTTCCGCCTCGTAGCCCGCGGTGACCTCGTCTTTTTCAGCGCGGATCAAGACTGCGCGCTGCGTTGCGTAATCAGCCTGCGAGATCAACCCGGCTTTCTGCGCTGCGTCCAACTGCCTAAAGGTGTTGGTGTATTCGTCCTGAATGCCCTTGAGCGCATTCTGCGCATCGTTGTATGCCGTGAGATCTACAGCGCCGGCCGAAGCGGTTTTGGGATCCTTGAACTTGGCATTGATATTTTCGCGCTGCTTGTTAACTCGATCTTGGGCCAGTCGAGGATCGTTCGGATCCGCGTCACGAAACGATTGCAGCTCGCGGTCTAACTCCCTGAGCTCAGCATCACGCTTCTGTTTATTGGTGCGAAATGACTTTTCTCGCGCGTCGAAAGCCCTTTGTGACTCCTGGGCCTTGTCCTGTTTGCTTTGGTATAGCGCCTGGGCTTTATTGATCGCGTCCTGCGTATCGCGCTGTCCAACGAGGAACTCCAGCTCCTGCTTGGATGCAGCAAGCTTCTTTTTTACGTCGGTATCGCTCGGGTTAGCTTTGAGCGCGCTCTCTGCATAAGCAACGCTCCGCGTCAGATCAGTAATCCGTTTAGTTGGACCTTCGTCCCTGCCAATGTTCTTGATCGCATCCAGCGATTTCTTGGCCTCATCGGTGATGCCCTTCCAGGCTTTCTCGATGAAACCCAGGTTGTCGGTGATTTCCGTGGATCGGCTATTGACGGTATCCGCGTAAGTATCAGTAAGCAGCTTTGCGGCGCCAATGGTGTCGCCCTGCTCCTTAAGAGCAACGATTTGCGAGTAAACCGAAGCCGTCAGGAAGTGATACTGATCGTTCAGTTCCTTCGCGGCCGCAACTGGGTCCTTAGCGATCTTGACGAACTCAGCAATGGTCGCGTCCACCGACTTGCCGGTAGCGTCTTCCATCGCCGCGGCGGCATCCGCGATAACTTTGAAGCTGTCGCCCGCGACAACTCCGCTGGACGCCAACTTGGTAAGCGATGCCGCCGCCTCGCTGGTGGTGCCATTCGTCGCGCTGACCTGTTGCGCCAGATCAGCCAAGCGACTCGCAGATGTTCCTGCGTAATTGCCGGTCAATATTAGTGCTTTGTTGTACTCGTCCGCTTCCTGACTGCCGGTCTTGTAGCCGTAGACCATGGTGCCGAGCGACACGACCACGGCGGCCAGCGCGAGAGCCATACCAGCAGCGCCGAACGTGACCCCGCTCATTGCCGGGCGGATAGCGCCTACGGCCTTCTGCGCGTTCTCGGCTGCCTCCGCAGCTGTGTTCGAGCTTTCAGCCAGGTCCGACAGACTTTCACTTGCCTCGCCAGCGCTTTCAGCGGTGTCCTTCGCGCCGGAGGCAATACCCGCAAGCGACTCTCCCAATACAGCCGCACCGGCGGCGCCGGAAAACAACGAGCGGAACTTGTCCCTGAGTGCGTCCATCGTCGGCCCGATGCCGCCGAACGAATCTTTTATCTGACCGCCCTGCTGGATGAGTACCATCAGCGGGTTTTGCCCGCCTGCCAGGCTGGTGAAGATGTCAGTGAACTGTGCTGGAAGCTGACGCAGCGCCGCCTGTGTTTG